CAATAGAACGCATGGACGCATCTGTTTCCTGCTCCTCATAATCGTCCTGAGAGTAGCCCCTTCTTTCAATGTCCTCTGCCTCTGAAATATCAGAAGCTCCATATAGTCCATCAAGATTTACAACATCTTCAAAATCAAAACCTAATTCTACTAACTCGCCAACTCTCATTTCTGTTCGATGAGCAACAACAAATGCATCATCTATATTACGTGCCTGAGAGTTTATAAAAAACTCCTCTGGCGGTACACTTTCTAATTTCATACACCCACTTGGCATTTGTCTGCTAATTTTTAAATCATGCGACGGTAATTCTATTTCTGTGCCAGCTTCATCCATGCTAACACTTGCTGTAACAGTGTGCTCCAAAACAGTAACGTCATCTTCTGATACTATTAAGGTGTATTCTTCTTCAGTTAAATCTGTGTATGAAAATATCTGAGCACGTGAACTTATCTCCCAGTAAGCTTTTATAATACCTGTTTTCTTTACAAGCGCATCGTGAAAGGCATCGTTTAGTACGCGATACCCGTCATTCTGGTTAAACACGTAATGCATGTATTCTGTAGCCTGCTCTGCCATAGCTACATCTTCTGGACCACGTGGCACAAACTCAACTGGTCTGCTGGTAGACATAAACACCCTCATTAAGCTAGGCTTAACTGCGCGAACTACATCTCTAACTTTGGTGCTAACACACTTGCTCCTGCCTTCTTCAAATCCAATATCTACCTCACCATCAAAGTAGCGTTGTGCCTTTATTCTATCTTGCGTAATCTCGCTCTCAACAAAGTCTACAGCCTGTGCAATAGCATCCTGCAGTATGCTCTCTATCTCACGTCTAGTTTTTTCTTGTGGCTGCATGTTATTGCTCCTTAATTTAACGTGCACCTTGCGATCTATCCAATAAGGATTGACCTAAGATGCTTCCAGTTACAGGTGCTAAAGTTGTTCCAGCAGCCCTTGGGGTTTGAAGTAATCCAGATGCCAAAGCTCTGCCCATAGGTGTTCTATATATTGAGCCTGCAGCAACAGAACCGCCAAGTCCAAGCCCAAGTCCTGCAACTGGCCTTTTTCTAAACTCATTTAAAAAAACCATTAATGCTGCTCTATCAGCAGTTCCTGAGTTTGGAATTGTTGCACCCATTACATCTTGTGCTTCTTGCGCTAACTGTTGCTGAGCCGCTTGTCCTTTAGCTGTAGCAATTTTATCTTTTGTTTTATCTGTTGCGCGAGAGCCTGCAATGAGTTTAGCAGGTGTAAATTCTCCACCTTGGGCGCTTGCTTTTGTAACAGCGCTTCGCACAGGAAGCATCTGCTTAAATGCAGCTTGTGCTTTTTTATATTCACTCATTACTTCTTTGTTTTGACTTTTCATATTATCTCTCAAAAGCCTCTGAACATCAAAAAATGCTTTGCCTAATTTTCTCTCAGTTGCATTTTGACTGCGAAGAAAATTGGAAGCTTCTGAGCCTAAATCACTGTCTATCTCTCTTAAAGTCGCACCAGCAATATTGTTTTGACCTGCAGCCTTGCTAAATATTACCTGTAAGCCTCTGTTAAATTGGCCTAAAGCCTCATTACTTAAGCCTTGGTTTTCTCGCATTATTTTAATAAGATTATCTTGAAATTCAGAACCTAAATTAGCTGACAGCTTTGGAATTACATTTTCATAAGCATCTGAAACAGCTTCGTTAATAAACGCATAAGCCTCATTGCCGCTTAAATTCTGCGGCACTTTATCTTTTCGCCCCAAAACCTTTAGAACGTTATTCATTGATGCTCGGTTAAAATCTTTTAGAGCTAACGCTTCAGCAGAAGTAATTATTTCACCTACAAACGGAATAGATTTCATTTTTTCTTCTACTGCTCTAGTCATTCCACCAACTCTCTGTGCTGGTGTAAGCCTAACGCCTTGCTTCATAAGGCTTTTCGCTGCCTCACTTACTTTTGGAAAAACTACATCAGCAGCCTTACCCCCTGCAGCGCTAATTGCGCCACTTGTTACAGCAGATTTAGCTCTTTCAGCAGCACCGCCCTCACCTGCCCCAAACCCATAAGCAGCGCCTTCTAAACCTGCTATTTTAGCAGCGCCAGTGATGCCTGCCCTTGCAAGCCCAACGCCACCCAAAACCGCAGTAGGAATTGATCCAACAAGCTCAGCGCCTAAAGCAGTTTTAGGATTTTGTTCTGCAAATTGCGCTATTGCAGTACGTACTTCTGCAAGCTTTTCCTCATAAGATTTATCACCTTTAAATAAATAAGCTTCAATCTCATCACCAAACCCAAAACTAACACCTTGACCTATGGCCCTAGCTAACCCAGTTTTATAACCATCAGACCCTGCATCTTGTGTTGTAACAGAATCATCTTTTCTGCGCTCCAACTCGCGCCTTAATGCCTCCTGTAAAATTGCTTTTTGCATTTCTTCTGACATTATTCTTGAAGCTCCAATAAGCGGTTTAAATCAGCTTGAGAAAGAGTTTTTAAATAGTCAGATAGCTCCTGACCACTTTTATTAGCTACACTACTTAAAAGCTCTTGATCCGACATTGTTGGCGTTTCAGTTTCAACTTTGCCTTTTAAATTAAAAACCTCTTTGTCAAATTTATAGTCACTTATATCACCAAATCCTTGTGATCTGTAAATTTGATTTAAAGCAATGTCGTATTGTTTCTTTTTTCTATTAAATGAATTTTCTTTGTCTCTAAATAAATTTTCAATTTGTTTTGCTACTACTTCTTTATTTTGAAGTAAATTTACGTCTCCACCAAGGTTTTGAATAATTCTTAATGCGTCTTGTTCAGTCATAACACCGCCACCGACTGTTTCAATTCTAAACCTACCTATTAATCCCTGCAGTAATCCTCGACCTATTCTAAGATTTAATTGCTCTGGGGTAAGGCTTTCGTAATCTTCACCAATATATCCTGTTAAAAGAGTTTTGGCATTAGCAGCTAAATCATCTGCTAATCTTTTAAATCCAACATTACTATTTTTAATGCTTCTCATGTAGGATTCTAACTTACGCATACTTGCAATATCTGACCCCAACTCATCTGCTAAATCTCCAAACTCTTTTCTTGAAGGTATTGTTTTTGCAAAAGTTGCATCAGTTACAGGAGTTAGCTCTCGCATATCCAAAATTAGTCTTTTGCCAGTAGTAGAATCATGCTGAAAGTAATCACCAGTAGAGGTGTCAAAATTTACCTCACCAATTATTTTACCACTTTTATCTCTGTAAACGCCTTTACTTTGTATATTAGGTTTTGCACTGCCAACTCCTAGACCAACTTTATAATCAATTAGCTCTTTCTGCCTTTCAAACTGCCTCTCCTGTGCAGCCATTTGAAACATCTGTGACGCTGCAGTTTTCCCATCAAGAGCACCAGTTTTAACTGCGTTAGCTAACTCAGTTTGCCCAGCTTGCTCTAGCATGTTCACTGTGCGGTTTTTGCGTAAATCTTCCACCCTCGCCGCCCTAGCAGCTTGAAACTGTGCAGGCAGGTCAGGGTCTGGGCGTATACTCATGCTGTTAAGCCAGCTTGCAAAAGCTGCAGCTTGATCTTTACGCCTGTTTCTGCGCTCCTGACCTGCTAGATCTTCTGGGCTAAAACTTAGGTTTTGCATTTGCTCCTCTGCCATGTCTATCACCCCAATCCAGCCGCCATAAACGGTAATCTTAAATAATCAAACAAGCCTATCTGCCTTGATTGTGTGGTTGTAGATTGATTAGGCACAACGCCAAGTGCAGCAAGTGGCGCTGTCAGTGACGCCATTGGTGATCCTGTGTATCCCAAGTATTGCTGCCTTGCAGCATCTATAAGCTGCTGGTTAAGCGCTTGCTGCATTAAGCCTTGCTGCATTTGCTGTTGCGTAATATCTCTGCTTATGTCAAATGCCTGACCGCCAAGCTGACCTAGCTGACCTGCAGCGCCAGTACGCGCAGCCCGATCACGCATAGCGGCGTCTAATGCAGTATTAAATCCAGCCTGACGTTGCTGCGCTGCAACATCTGCACCCATTCTGCCAAACTCACCTGCAAGCACACCCTCTGCTACGCCCTGCCTTGAGCCGCCAAATGCATTTGCTGCAGTTGCCCTTGCGCCTAGCTGCTGAGAGGCTAACTGGCGTTGTCTTTCTATATCCTGCTGGGTTCTATCAATAACCTCGCTTGTGTATGGGTTCATAAACGCACCAACTTGTAGCGGTGCTTGCATCGCCCTTTGCGTACCACCTATTGCCCCCTGCAATGCCCCTGCTGCTGCTTGGTTTACATTAAAGCCCTGCTGTGGCTGCATTGGCATGGGTTGATACGTTGCGCCTGATTGCATTGCAGGTTGTGCTGCCATTGTTGGTGCTGGTGCTGCTGCGCCCATTTTACTATCCTTTCGCTGCTGCGATTTTTTGTATGTCTTTGATAACTGCGCTACTAATTCCTGTGTCTTCTCGAAACTTATTTAAATTGCCGCCATACTTGTCCATAAAGCTATCCACGTAAGCGCCTAAGTTACCTTCTTGCGCCGCTTTATCTAAAACTTTTCTAGTTTGTTTTTTACCACCTTTTCCTAGCGGTATGCTTTTTTGATCTAAATTAGCTTGATCTACCACTTCTGACGTAGTGAGCGTGCCAAATCCACTTTCAAGAGACATTCTCTGAGAACCAGATCCCTCAAAGCCGCTATCAAGCAATTCCTGACCGCCAACTGACTGAATTAAACCTGAAAGCTCGCTTGCCCTTCTTTGTCTAGCATTATCAGATCGTGCTGCCCTTGCTGCTATTTCTGCATCAAGTCTTGCTTGAGTTTGTGGGCTAGTGGAGCCAAAAATGTCACCTAAAGCACGACTAAATACTGTGCCTTGCGGATTATAGTTAGGATCAGTTAAGCTTCGTGTTAAATCTTCTGTAAAACTTCTCTCTGGTATTTGACCCTCACCAATAGTAGGTGGCATAAAAGCATCAACTCCAGTTTGCCCTAATATTTCTGGCGTTATACCGTATCCCGTGACCTGACCAAAAGGGTTTAGTCTTTCTTGCCCTGACTGATACTCAAATACATTTCTAAATGCATCATTGTATCTTGGGTTAGTTGGGTCAGTTGCTAAAATAGCCTGACTTTCTCGTATAACTTCTGGGGTTGCTGCAAAAATATCAGGGTCTGGCTGTATTGCTAAATTTAAATCTGCTGCTGCATCTGTTCTTGTTACATTTGTTGGTGTAAATGTAAAAGGAGGTATAGTGGTGCCACCACCGCCTCCTCCAGTTGTAGTGGTAGTCGTTACAGGGGTAGTTGTAGTCGTGTCTATAACTTCACCCATGTCTAAAGGAGTTGTGGATATTGGATTAAACGCACCAGAAAATGGATCAATAAATAGCGAGTCAATAAATGCTTTTTGTGCTGGTCTACGTCTACCAAACTCATCCATAGCTTCTTCAAACATAGGTGCAGATGAATAACCTCGCACACCACCTGCAAAGGTTTGTGGAGCAGGCACGCCCATGTCCATAGTTGTTGGCGTGCCAAATGCTCCAGCTAACTGCTGCGTTCCAGCAAATGCTGCCTCTTGCTGTGGAGAAAACGCTGCAACATCAGGACCAAAGTAAGGCACATACCCTATCTTGCTGATTAGGTCTGCCCTCTCAAGATTGCGTCTTGCCGCATCTTCAATGTACTGTGGTACTTCAACTGTTGAAGTTGTTGAACCGCCTTTACCGCCTGCCATTATGCAATCTCCTTAATAAATGACGCATGCATTGGTTTCCAACCGTGTTCTTTTAAAGGTTTCTTCCATCCAAAACGCCCTGTTATCGTTATAGCTTCGCATCCTTGTGCTTTAGACCATGCTATCACATCTTTGTGCATATCCAAAAGCTGATCTAGTTCACCACCACCTAAAAACACATTTAACATCTTTTTTCTAGGATATACCACAATTTCTGTTACTATGCACCCCTTTGGCGCAGGCCACAACTGCATCTTACCAGAAGTAATGCCATCAATCACATCAGAAAGGCTATGTGTGCCGCCAGAATACTCAAGTGCAGCCTCTATCCAAGACTGGCATCTGTCTATCTCGCTTATGTGTGACATATCATTCATTTAACTAAAACGTACTCAAGGCAACACGTTTCCAAATAGCTGCAGCGCCATCATAAGAACCTGTGCAAATGTATATATAATTTGTATCCCAAGCAATCATATTAGCAACATCCCCAGCAGCACCAACGCTTGAGGCTGGCGCTGGTTGCTGCGTTGCAACTTGCCGAAATGCGTTTGCAGAAGAAACAACAACATATTTCTTTGTTCTATCCCAAAGTAAAACACCATCTTCTGCTGCAGCAGAATCTGTCTCTTTTGCATCTAGCTGATTAAGAGCACTTGCAAGGTAGCGCCTAAGATTCTCGCCCCATTGTGATACATTTTGTGTAAGTGGTGGGATAACCCTCATCTTTTTCCACCAGCCTTTGCTTCAAGACGCATAATACCAACACGCCAATCTGCGCTTCTTGCACCTTCAACACGCATCCTAACCTGTCTACCAGTAAAACGAACGTCTGTAGGATTAGACATGGTAAACGGTCCATGCTCTGTTTCGCTTGCATTAGGATAAAACCTTGTTTTAAACTTAGCCGTTACGTCACCCTGCGTTTTTTCATCAGGAATTAAACTGGTCACACGCATTAATCTATCACCTGCGCCTATAGCTATTGGGCCTGTTTCTGCAAATGGTGTGCCGCCGCTATAGCTGTGACCAATCTCATGCTCAAAAACATCACCATCAGCGTCCACCCAAAGTGGGTCTCTAAATACACCACTATCTACTCCAGACGTTCTATCTAACTGACCTATAGTCCAAATGTTTTCTACATAATCATACACGACATAACGATCACATTCTGTAGAGCCGCTACTTGGATAAAACCACCATATTTCATTCCATCGTGAATTTGGTATTGCAGCTATCTTACTGCGTTGGTCATTATTCATATCGCTAAATACATAATCACCAACCTCACATGGTATTTCTCTTACAGCGCCACCTGAGTAAATAAAGAAACTTCTGCGCCCCATCCAAATAACACCTGCATCAATAGACGCTGCTGCTTTTGGTGCAGTTAATCCGCAAGAAGTACCAACACGCTCAAAGCCATACACAAAAGGCGGCCCTTGATATGTTGCTGTATGTGCGTCTTGATCTGTCAAAATAAGCGCTTGACCTCGGGTTCTCAACCCAGCCAAGATTGTGCCATTCGTCTGTAGCTCAATATCACCAGCCTGATTAGTTGCTGCAGCTGTCCATACAGTATTATCTTCTCTATCAGAAAACTGAACTTTTCTAGGATTACCCCCTGCGCCTAATGCAAACACAAACCTTTCTTCAGTTACCATCATAGCAGTATTACTGGTTGGCGCATTAGATAGCGCTGCAGCATCTGAGCTAGAACCTAGCTGCCATTCTAAAATCTTACCGTCATCTGTAGAACAGGCTAGTAAATACTCTCCCCAGTTATCCAATGACCAAGTTGTTGCTGAAAGTATAACGCCAGTATCAGAACGTGGCGTGCCGTAATACTCATTGCCATATGTGCCACCACCAAAGCCTGCATTAGTTGAGGCTGTAACTCTACCAGATGTAAAGCCACTAGTTGGCGTTATGTCATATATAGTATTACCAGAAGTCATGACCTTTAGCGCGTCGTGCATACCTGCAGCAACATACCGATTACCTGAGTTATCTTCCCAAGCAAGCATGCCCCTTACTGCGCCAGTAAAATCTACTGTGCCACGCTCTTGCCAACCACCGATAGGACGTAAGGCATCTTCATGCCATCTGACTAGGTTTGCGTCACGCCACCTGCCTTGAGCCATATACTCAGTGCCGTTGCGATACACTCCTTTTGGTATCTGTAGGGGTATTAAAGGCATCTACCATGTCTCCCCCATTAAGGTTTCGTAGGCCAATCGTCATCACCCAAATTCGGCCAGTTGTCATGCGTGGTAATGTCTCTCAACGCTTGGCGATACGTGGTCATTTCGCTCGACATTGTAACGTCTGACAATGCGTAGAAGTCTGTCTCGGCAAGCTTTGCATCTCTGGTGGCTCTATGCCCTGCCGCAGTGTTAGCATCCAACGTTGCCTGATATGCAGCCTCATGTTCTGCTTTCGTGGTCTTCTTGCCATCTTCATCTGTGGTATCAGCAAACATATCTTTGGCTACATACTTCTCAACCCAATTACCGTTTGCGTCTTGCTCAACACCATCTCTTGCGCTGTATTGATATGCTGTTGTTGTAGCGGCTGGGCTTGCCAGTACTGGGTCTATGTTCATAGCGTCACAAACGTTAGCGCCCCATACTCTAGGCAATGC